CACGGACTTACTAAGTTTACAATGGAAGATGCACCACCTAGCTCATTCTTTTTAGAGTATATAGCTAGGCCTCAAACAGCAGAGATATTTTTTGAAGACGTGCTAATGGCATGCGTGTTTTACGGAATGCCAATACTTGCTGAGAATAACAAACCTAGGTTATTGTATCATTTTAAAAGAAGAGGGTACAGAGGTTATTCGATGAACCGGCCTGACAGATTATGGAACAAGCTTTCCGTAACTGAAAAAGAAATAGGTGGCGTACCTAATTCTAGTATGGATATGAAGCAAGCGCATGCTGCTGCAATTGAAATGTATATTAACGATCACGTTGGTTTAATTTCAGAAGGAGAATACGGAACAATGTATTTTAACGATACATTAAACGATTGGTCTAAATTTGATATAAATAATAGAACGAAGTTTGATGCTGCTATTAGTTCAGGCTTAGCCATTATGGCTTGCCATAAAGATTTATATAGACCTGTAGCAAAAAAAGAAAGAACAAAATTAAATCTATCTATAGCTAGATATAAGCAAGATGGTTTTATTTCAAAAATAATAAAATAATAATATGGCTCAATCAGTTGTAAATAGTTATTTCCCAAGCCAAGTTGCTAGCGACCTTGAAAAAATGTCAGAAGAATATGGCCTTAAAGTTGGTAGAGCTATTCAGCAAGAATGGTTTAATAATGATAACGGAGCTGCTAGATATAAAAGCAATCAAGATAGCTTTCATAATTTACGTTTATATTCTAGAGGAGAACAAAGCATACAAAAATATAAAGATGAGTTATCTATTAATGGTGATTTATCTTATCTTAATTTAGACTGGAAGCCAGTGCCTATATTATCTAAATTTGTAGATATTGTAGTTAACGGTATTGCAGACCGCTCTTTTGATGTTAAAGCATATTCGCAAGATCCATTAGGTGTTTCAAAAAGAACCGAATATATGGAAGCAATTTTGGAGGATATGCAAAATAAAGAGTTTAAACAAAAAGTAAAAGGCGCGTTAAATATAAATCTCTTTAATAACGAGCCGGAAACTTTACCAGAATCTAATGAAGAGCTAGAACTTCATATGCAGCTAAATTATAAACAAACTATAGAGCTAGCAGAAGAAACAGCAATTAATACTTTATTAGATGGTAATAATTATGATTTAACTAAAAGAAGGTTATATTACGATCTAGCAACTATAGGTATTGCCGCTGTTAAAAATTCTTTTAATGCATCAGAAGGCATTGTTGTTGATTATGTTGACCCAGCTAATTTAGTATATTCTTATACGGAATCGCCATATTTTGATGATATATATTATGTTGGTGAAGCTAAGTATATTCCAATAAATGAATTAAAAAAGCAATTCCCTCAGTTAACAGAAGAAGACCTAGAAAAAATATCAAAAACAAATTATTCTAATTCCGGAGGATATAGTAAGGGATATAATTATTCTGAAAAAAGAGATTCTAATAGTGTACAAGTTTTATATTTTAATTATAAGACTTATGCTAACGAAGTATATAAAACAAAAATTACCGCAACAGGCGCTAGTAAAGTTATAGTAAGAGACGATACTTATAACCCACCGGCGGATAGTGATGAGTTTGGTAAACTTTCAAGATCAATTGAGGTTTTATATGACGGGGCTATGATAGTAGGCAGTGACTATCTTTTAAAATGGGAGCTTTGTAAAAATATGATGCGACCTAAAAGTGATAGCGCTAAAGTTAAAATGAATTATAGTATTGTGGCGCCAAGAATGTATAAAGGTAGAATTGAATCCATAGTAAGCCGATGCGTAGGCTTTGCAGACATGATTCAGCTTACACATTTAAAGATACAACAGGTAATGCAAAAGATGATGCCAGACGGTGTTTATCTTGACGCAGACGGCTTAGCTGAAATTGATTTGGGTAATGGAACGAACTATAACCCGCAAGAAGCGTTAAACATGTTTTTCCAAACAGGTTCTGTTATCGGTCGTTCGTTTACACAAGACGGCGATATGAACCCAGGTAAGGTACCAATACAGCCTTTACAGACCGGCAATGGTGGCGGTAAAATACAAACTCTTATTACGACATATAATTATTATATGCAGATGATTCGAGATGTAACAGGTTTAAATGAAGCTCGCGATGGTTCGTCTGTTGATTCAAGAGCGTTAGTTGGCATACAAAAAATGGCTGCAGCAAATTCAAATGTTGCTACTCGCCATATATTAGACTCGGGTTTGTTTTTAACTTCAGAGCTTGCTGAAAATATATCTTTACGTGTTTCTGATGTGTTAGAATATTCTGATGCAAAAGAAGCTTTTATGCAAAAAATAGGAGGCTTTAATACAATGGCTCTTGCAGAGTTATCTGAATTGCATTTACATGACTTCGGTATATTTTTAGAGCTTGCGCCTGATGATGAAGAAAAAGCTAGGCTTGAAAACAATATTCAAACAGCTTTATCCGCACAGCTTATTGATTTAGATGATGCTATAGATATCAGAGAAATTAAAAACTTAAAATTGGCTAACCAAGTATTAAAACTTCGTAGAAAAAAGAAACTTGAGCGCGATCAAGCTATGCAGCAGCAAAATATACAAGCGCAAGCGCAAGCTAATGCACAATCTCAGCAAGTTGCAGCTCAAGCTGAAGTGCAAAAGAATCAAGCTTTAATGCAATCTAAAATACAAATGGAGCAAGCTAAATCTCAATTAGAACAACAAAAAATGACTTTTGAGGTTAATGCTAAAAAAGAACTTATGGCTCTTGAGTTTAATTATAACATGCAACTAAGGAATTTAGAAGCGGAGGGTCAAAAAAGTAGAGAAAAAGAAAAAGAAGACCGTAAAGACGAAAGAACAAAAATTCAAGCTACTCAGCAAAGCGAGCTAATTGATCAAAGAAAAAAAGAAACAGCTCCAAAGAATTTTGAATCAGGAGGTAACGATGTACTTGGCGGTGGTTTCGGTTTAGGAACCTTCGATCCTAAGTAATAATAACAATATATAATTATATAATATTTTATCATGAGTGAAGAAAAGAAACCTGTGGCGTCTGTTTTAGATGACGGCACAATAAAATTAGATTACACTAAAGATGCCGTTCAAGAGCAAAGCACAGATGAGGTTCCTGTACGCGACGAATCCGACACTAGCGAAGGAGTACAAGAGCAAAACGTCGAAGAAACAAATGCAGAACCTACCGGAGAAAGCTCCGACGAAAATGTTCAGAATGCCGAAGAAACTAAAGAAGATGAATCTGTATTAGTAGAAGTTACAGATGAAAAAGTTGAAGAGGTAGCGGAAGAGCTTCAAGAAGAAGTACAAGAAGCTATTGAAGAAGCTAAAGAAGCTGGTGTAGAGCTACCTGAAAATATTCAAAAAGTTGTAGACTTTATGAATGAAACAGGAGGCACGTTAGAAGATTATGTAAAACTTAATACGGACTATGCTTCTTTAAACGAAAACGCTTTATTAAAAGAATATTATCAAAGCACTAATCCTAATTTAGATAACGAAGATATTAATTTCTTAATGGAAGATAAGTTTTCGTACGATGAAGATATAGATGATGAGCGCGAAATAAGACGTAAAAAAGTTGCACGCAAACAAGCCTTATCAGACGCTAAAAATCATTTAGATAGTCTTAAAAATAAATATTATACTGAGATTAAGGCCGGATCGCGGTTAAATCCAGAACAGCAAAAAGCGGTAGATTTTTTCCATCGCTATACAAAAGACAGTGAAGAAGCAGCTAAAAAAGCTGAGCATTTTAACAAAGAAACAAATAAAGTTTTTACAGACAAATTCGAAGGTTTCGATTACAATGTAGGTGAAAAGAAATATCGTTTTAAAGTTAAAGATGCTAATAAGATTAAAGAAAGCCAAAGCGACATTAATAACTTTCTTAAGAAGTTCTTAAATGAAAAAGGTACAATGTCAGATGCTAAGAGCTATCACAAATCATTATTTACAGCTATGAATCCAGATCAAGTAGCGCAACATTTTTATGAGCAAGGCAAAGCCGATGCTCTTAAAGATAGTATAACAAAGTCTAAAAACGTAGATATGAATCCGAGAGGGGCTCATGAAAAATTTACGGCAGCAAACGGAGTTACATATCGTGTTCTTAATCCTGGAGAAAGCAGCTCTAAACTTAGGGTAAAATTAAAAAAATAAATAACCATTTAAAAATAATTAAAAAATGGCTTTAGCAGGAACAGGTGCTGAATTAAATCACCTAACACCACGTCCTACGAAAACTCTTTTCGCGGACAACTATATCGCAGCTGATGGCTTCGATTTTACAACACAATTCTTACCGGAAGTATACGACCAAGAAATTGAGCGTTTCGGTAAGCGTACTATCTCTGGCTTCCTATCTATGGTAGGTGCTGAGATGCCTATGGCTTCTGACCGTATCATATGGTCTGAGCAAGGGCGTTTGCATATTGCTTATGAAGGCGTAACTGTAGACGCAGACGGAGATGCTTTAACACTTCCATCTAATCACTTAGTTGTTGCAGGTATGACTCTTGTTGTTTCTAACCAAGCGGGTACTACTGTACACAAAGCTTATGTTACTTCTGTATCAGGAACCACTGTAAACATTGAAGTATATGATACTGCTGACGCAAACCTTTCAGGAGGTTTTGACAGCGTTTCAACTGCAAAATGTTTTGTTTACGGTTCTGAATATAGTAAAGGAGCTGCTAGTGTTGGCGGTACTTCTGATGCTGCGTTTACACGTTTTGTAAACAAGCCGATTATTATTCGTGACAAATACCGTGTTAGCGGTTCTGATGTTGCGCAAATCGGTTGGGTTGAAGTTGCTACAGAAATGGGAACTAGCGGTTACTTATGGTACTTAAAGTCTGAGCACGAGTCTCGTCTACGTTTTATGGACTATCTAGAAATGTCAATGGTTGAAGCTGAAGAAGCTACTACTACTATGACTCAAGCTGACGCTTTTGGTCTTGGTGGTACTAAGTCTATTACAGGTTCTGAAGGTTTATTTGCAGCTATTGAGTCTCGCGGTATTGTTTACAATGCACCAGACTTTGATGGAGCAGGTGGTCTTGGACAATTTGACGATATCTTAGGTGAGCTTGATAAGCAAGGCGCTATTGAAGAAAACATGCTTTTCTTAGATCGTGCTACTTCTTTGTCAATTGACAATATGCTTGCAGCTCAAAATTCTTACGGTGCTGGCGGTACTTCTTACGGTGTATTTAACAACGAAGAAGAAATGGCGCTAAACCTAGGATTTACAGGATTCCGTCGTGGATCTTATGATTTCTACAAAACAGATTGGAAATACTTGAATGACGCTACCACTCGTGGTTTGGTTGGAGATATCGAAGGTGTATTAGTACCTGCGGGAACTTCTTCTGTATACGACGAAACATTAGGTCAGAACATTTCTCGTCCTTTCTTACACGTACGTTACCGTGCTAACGAAGCGGAAGATCGTAGAATGAAGTCTTGGATTACAGGATCTGTCGGTGGTAACTTTACTAGCGACGCTGATGAAATGAATGTACACTACTTATCAGAGCGTGCACTTTGTGTTCAAGCAGCAAACAACTTCGTATTGTTGAAAAAATAATACATTTAATTAATATTGTCCTCGGTTTCGGCCGAGGGCATTATTTTTCTTTTATTTAATTATATAATATTATGGCACAAGCTAAAAAAGCACCGGTAAAAAAGGCGCCGGTTAAAAAAGAAAAGCCTGCACAAGAAACAATAGTAGCAGAAGCACCCGCAGTAACATTCACAGAAGAAACGCCGAGTATGCCTGCTAAACCGAAAAAAGCAAAATGGGAATATAGAGATAGGCTTTATGAATTATCATCATTACGTAAGCCTATTGTATTTGTATTACCAGCTATGCACTCAAGAAGAAAGCCTTTGTTATGGTTTGATCCAGAAAAAGGTTATCAAAGAGAATTAAGATACGCAACAAATCAAAAATCTGTATTTGTTGACGAACAACAAGGACCTGTTACATTAGGTCGTATTGTATTTAGAGACGGGGCATTAACTGTACCAAAAGAAAATGTAGCACTTCAACAGCTACTTTCTTTATATCATCCATTTACTTTAGATAATAGAATACAGGAATATAACCCTAAAGCTATTGCTGAAGAGCAAGTTGATAATATTGAGTTAGAATTAGACGCTATGAATTTAGCTTCTGAAATGGACATTGATCAAGCCGAGGCAATTATGCGTGTAGAAATCGGATCTGCGGTATCTACAATGAGTTCTAAGGAGCTTAAACGCGATTTGCTTGTATTTGCACGTAACAATCCTTATTTGTTCATAGAACTAGCAAATGATGAAAACGTACATTTACGTAATATTGGTATTCGTGCAACAGAAGCCGGCGTTATTGCTTTATCAAAAGATAATAGAACGTTCACTCACGCTAATACTGGACGAAAACTTATGACAGTACCGTTTGATGAACATCCCTATTCAGCGCTTGCAGCCTATTTTAAAACAGATGAAGGCATGGAAGTTTTGAATAATATTGAAAAACGACTATAAGTCAATTAGTAGTTAGGCTCCTTTTACAGGGGCCTAATTACTATATAATAAAAAATAACTATGAGCGTAAACGTAAATACTGTTTATACAAGGGTACTTGCAATAATAAATAAAGAGCAAAGAGGATATATTGGCCCAACAGAGTTTAATATATTTGCTAACCAAGCACAAATGGATATATTTGAGCAATACTTTTATGACTTAAACCAATTTATGCGTTTACCTGGTAATGATACTGGTCACGCTGATATGGTAAGCATTTTGCAAGAAAAAATAGCAATATTTAATAAAAGCAAAACTGGATCAAGTGATTTAAGTATATCCAGTAATAAAATTACAATTGACTCTAGTGATCTTTATAGAACTAGCGCGCTGTTTTTATCTGGAGCGCAATGCCAACGCGTAACTAAAAAAGAAGCTAAAGAAATATTAACCTCTCCTTTATGTGTGCCTACAGCTGATAGACCGATATATTATGAAGAACAAGGCGGTTATTTTATATATGCATCATCTTCTTTACTTTCTACAGATGCTAATGTAACTATAGATTATATTAAAACGCCTGATGATGCTAACTGGAGCTTTACTACAGTAAGCGGGGCAGCTATTCACAATTCAACTAATAGCACTAATTTTGAGTTACACGAGTCAGAAGAAACAGAACTTGTATTAAAAATATTAGAGTTAGCAGGTATAGCTACAAGAGATATTGAAATATCTCAATACGCAGGAAGAGAAGAAGCTATAAATATTCAACAGGAAAAAAGGTAATAAATGGGATTATTAACACAAAACGGAGAAACTTATTACGGCTCGGCTAGTAATTACGGCAGCTATCAATTTATTACTATTAAAGATATTATAAATAACTTTATGGTAGCTTATGTTGGCGAAGGCAAACTTATACCAAAAGTTAAAAGAACAGATGTTGATTTTCATGCAAAAAGAGCAATACAAGAATTTAACTTTGATACTTTACCTAGTACTAAAGAGCTTGAAATTGATTTACCAGCTACTTTAGCATTTATATTACCACAAGACTATGTTAACTATGTTAATATTTCTTTTGTAGACGAAGATGGTAGACAACAAATAATATACCCTACACGCCATACATCTAATCCATTAGCGCCAAATCAAAATGCTGATGGTACTTATCAGTTTTCAGCAAATGAAATAAGCTTTAAAACTAATTCGCAGTCTTTAGATAAATTTAAAGTAGCCACAGACGATGCAAACGTTAGCGATGAAGATGAAGACGATTCAGATATTTTTGATTTGTATAGATACGGCAATAGATACGGTATCAACCCTGAAACAGCACAAACACACGGTGTATTTTATATTGACGAAGCTGCAGGCGTAATTAGATTCAGCTCTAACCTTTCAGAAAAAACTGTAGTATTAAAATACATTAGCGATGGTTTAGCTACTGATGCAGATATGCAGGTGCATAAATTTGCTGAAGAAGCAATGTATAAATATATTGTACACGCTATTTTAAATACTCGTGCTAATACACCTGAATTTCAAATAGCTCGTTATAAAAAAGAACTAAGAGCTGCTAAGCGTAATGCTAAACTTCGTTTATCTAATATTAAAATTAGAGAGCTTGCTCAAGTTATGCGTAATCAATCTAAGTGGATTAAACACTAAACTATGGCTCAGTTAAAACAGACTTTTACAAGGGGTCGCATGGTACGCGATGTCGATGATCGACTAATGCCCCCAGGCGAATATAGAGACGCTTCTAATATTCAGGTAACTAATACATCTGGTACTAGCGATGGCGATATAGGAGCTATTGAAACGGTATTAGGTAATAATAAACAAAATTTTCATAGCGCTAACGGCGCAACTGTATGGGCTGACAACTTTGGCCTAACTTCCCCCACTTGCATAGGCGCGGTAAAAGATAATCAAAATAATAAGATATATTGGTTTATCACAAGTACTACTGCAGATTGTATTATGGAATACGACGAAGCAACATCTATTATATCACCTGTTATAGTAGACTTTGATAACGTATTAAATTTTAATACTTCTAATTTAATAACCGGTGTTAATATATTAGAAGATATGTTGTTTTTTACTGACAACTTAAACGAGCCTAGAGCTTTAAACATAAATACATTTAAAACAGCTAGTGCTGCAACTGAAAGCACTAGGTTAAACCCGGTGGTGACTTTAGTATCTGGTACTACAGACACGCATCAACTTTCAGCAACAACTGTTGTATATGACACTAGCACTGTAAGCGATGGAACACCAAGTGGAACAACACCTACAAACAGGAACAGAAAGTTTAGTGCTGAAGATATAGAAGTAATAAAGCAAGCACCAAGAAACGTTTTAACTGTTAATGTTAGCGTTACTACTAACGCAGAAGCTAATGCCGCTAGTAATTTTAATGGATTAGGCATAACGCCGGTTACTACTGCTGCAACTAGTTTTGATAATAAAGTAGCGGGTGGTACTAAAAGCAATGTTGCATGGACAGGAGCAATTGCTTGGACCAGCGCTACAGGAAGCAGCCACCCTATTGTACTTACACATACTGTACAAAATGAAGATTTAACCGAGGAAGTATACGAAGTTAGAGGCCATTTTACTAATTTTGATAGCACCACTCAAGGAGATTTATCAATTACTAGCGTTACTGCGAATATAGCGCAAGATAGCCTAGGTTCTGTAGCATGGGAAATGCTTAAAGTTGAAGACGAGCCAATATTTAAAAATGATTTTCCTAGATTTGCATATAGATATAAATTTTTAGACGGACAGTATAGTCCATTATCGCCATTTTCAGATGCAGCTTTTATTCCTGGCCAATTTGAATATAAAGGAATGAATGGCGAAAATAAAGGAATGGATAATCAAATAAGATTAGTACATTTAGAAGGCATAAGAAGCTTTAGTAGTGGTAATAATGGTGATTCAATTCCTAGAGACACTGAAACAATAGAAATAATTTATAAAGCAGCCAATAGCACAGCACTTTATGTATTAAAAGAATTAAGCGTATCTGGTATTGCACAATTCCCCGATCAAACACAAGCGGTGGTTTCAGCCGGCAGTCAAGACCAAGGTATTGCTTTAGGTGATAGTAATACTGAAATAGTTATTACATCAGATACTTTAGGAAGAATAATAGAAGATAAGCAATTATTAAGATTATTTGATAATGTACCCAAAAAGGCTTTATCTCAAGAAATTATTGGCAATAGAGTTGTATATGGAAACTATTTGCAAAATTATGATGTTGACGCAACTAATCAAATAATTACAGCTGGCGTAAGTTCTAGCACACATTCTAGCGTAGGGCTTGGATTAGAAACAGTTAAATCAGATAGGGCATATCAATTAGGTATAGCTTATATGGATCAAAAGGGACGTACATCACCTGTTTTTTCAAGACCTGAAAGTTCTGTTAGAATTAATTTTAAAGATGCCTCAAAAACAAATAAAATTACAGCATTAATAGACGAAGTTAATGTTCCGTCATGGGCCGCGTATGGAAAGTGGTACATAAAAGACAATTCTACAGAATATTACAATTTAGCTTTAGATAAATTTTATGAAGCGGAAGATGGTAGTACATGGCTTGCTTTTCCTTCTTCCGAAAGAAATAAATTAAAAGAAGGCGATTTTATTAAGCTTAAAAAGCAACACGATTCCGCAACAGCTGTAACTAATGAAAATAAATATAAGGTACTTGATATTAAAAATGAAGCGCCTCCAAATATAACCGATGTTAAAGAAAGAGTAACGCAAGCGGACGCAGCTAATATAGCTAAAAGCGGTGGTACTCCTGCAAGTTTTGTTGTAGGAAGAAATAAAATTAGATTTTATGGACCGCTAGTAGAACAGGTTGATAATAGCGGAGCCCTTGATACCGGTGCTAATCCTTTATTCGCAGAAACAATTCAAGGCAGAGGTTTTATAAAATTTGAAGCTATTAGCACTGACTCTCCAAGTGGCGGCGGTGGCTCTGATATATATAAAATAAAAAGTGGTGGTCCTATTGGGGAATCACATGCAATTTCCGGTAGAGATTACTTAATATATGATATTACTTTAACAGAAAATATAAAATCCACAGACACTTGGCTTAATAGTTTATCAAGCGAAGAAGCGTTTAGAGCTGTGGTATTTAAAAATGAGCGTATACAATTACCAGAATTTGCTGGTAGATTTTTTGTACGCATAAATCCCGACGGTAACTTTAGGCTAAATGTAAAAGACGCTTTTTCTTCAACTAAGCCAGATTTAGTATTAGATAATACAAAGTTAACAGAAGCTGATCAAACAAATTTTAGAGAAAATCAAATAAATTTAGCATGGGCAGATAATCATGTTCCCGCTAGTGCAGATGTTCACCCAGGCTCAGCTGATCTACCAACAGCTGGATCAAATACCTGGAGGTTATATGCTAATGATTTTAGCTTTGCTAATAGAAATAGTGATGCTAAGTATAGAGCGTGGGCTGATCAATTAAGTAAACCTGGCACGTTTATTAAATTTCAATATTCTGACGCTAATGACGTTAGCGCTGATTTTTATAAAATTGTAAATGTTGTTGAAGAAGAATATACCAGAACAAATGACGGAACTGCTGATGACGAGGGAACCGGAGCGGCTATTACTGTTACAATGGATAGAAACTTTGATGATACACAGCATAGCGGCTCTCCAGCAGCAGGTGATTTTAATAATATACAAATATTTGCAGAAAGAGAAAGAGACGGTAAAGTATCTTTATCATCTGATAATCCAGCTATATTTGAAACAGAACCTGTAGAACTTGCAGATATTGATTTATTTTATGAAGCCTCAACGCCTAAAAATATTGTTAAAGCGGGAATGCTTGTAACAGGAACTAATATAGCGGCAAATACTACAGTAAGTAGCTTTGATTTTAGTGTTTCCCCTCCAACAATTACATTAAATCAAGCTATAAGTGGTACGGTTTCCGCGGGTGCTACAATAGTAATTGCAGCTTCAGATGAAGCATATAGATTTACATTAACCACACACGGATCTAATATTACTAGCGGAGCGGTATTAAGTATGGCTGCTGGGCAGCATGTATTAGGCATGACACAAACCTTAGCATACCATAACGCATATTCTTTTGGCAATGGTGTTGAATCAGATCGTATTAGAGACGATTTTAACGCTAATAGAGTTGGCAAAGGTGTTAAGGTATCTTCAACTATTCAGGAGCCATTTAAAGAAGAAAGAAGAGGCTCAGGATTAATATTTAGCGGTATATACAATTCACGTGTAGGATTTAATGAATCTAATCAGTTTTCAATGGCTGATAAAATAACTAAAGATTTAAATCCTGTATACGGAACAATACAAAAACTTTCTGCTAGAGGCGCTGCTGCTCAGGGCGATCTTTTAGCATTATGTGAAGATAAATGTTTCCGTATATTAGCTAATAAAGACGCTTTATTTAATGCTGATGGCAACTCTCAGCTTACTGCTTCTACAAATGTATTAGGGCAAATAGTGCCTTTCGCTGGTGAATACGGTATATCAACAAACCCGGAATCTTTTGCGTATTATGGGTTTAGGTCTTATTTTGTAGATAAATCAAGAGGGGTTATATTAAGATTGTCGCGTGATGGATTAACAGATATATCTGCTAAGGGAATGGGTAATTTCTTTACAACACAGCTAAAAAATTCTACAAGTATATTAAACGGCTCTTATGATGAAGACAGCTCAAGCTATAATATTAGAATAGGTGATGAGCAATTTGCTTTCCATGAATTAGCGGATGGGTGGACTAGTAGATTAACTTATGTACCTGAAGCTGGTATTTCATTGAATAATGAATACTACACATTTAAAGATGGGGAAATGTGGAAACATAATAATGCTACAAGAGCTAACTTCTATGGCGCTCAACAAAATTCAACAGTAACTACTAATTTAAATACATCTAGAGATTCTAGCCAGATTAAAAATTATAAAACGCTTTACTATGAAGGGGACGTAGGCTGGACAGCGACAATGCTTACAGATCAACAAGAGGGCCAAGTAACTTCATTTGTAGAAAAAGAAGGCAAGTATTATAATTATATAAACGGTGTTGAAAAAACATGGGACAATAATTCACAATCAGGTACATTAGATTTTAAAGATTTTAATGTACAAGGTATTGGACAACCCACGGCTGTTAGTGTTAGTAGCCCATTAGTTCAATTAGATTTTGCTAGTTTACCGGATTTTGCATTAAATAAAACAAGCGATCCTTTCCCTCTTGGCACAACAACAACGCTAGGGGGTGATATAATATTTTATGTTAACGGATCTACTGGACTTATATATAAATTAGGTAATATAAGATCCACGTTAATTGATTCCGTTGATAAACGTATTGTATGTTATAATGTTACAAGTGCACCCGCGCCTACAACTAATGATTTAGTTTTTATTTCAAAAGATAACGTAGTAAACACATCGGGTATAGTCGGATACTTTAATAGAGTAACATTAACGAATACAAATGCAGACAAAAATGAATTATTTGCTATTGGCTCAGAAGTATTTATAAGCAGTTAATAGCGTGTAATTATTAATGTATGTCTAAAAATAAAATTGAATCAAATAAAAAAGAACTAAGCAACTTTACAGCAGAATTAGAAAACCTTCAGGACTTAATGATTGAAAACAATCATATTGAAGGTGTATATGGTGACGGTAAAAGCTTGGTTAACAATGAAGTATTTAGGATTGAACATGAATTTGCAGATCAGTTATACATGCGCAAAATGTATATGCCCGCAAATAGTGTTGTTGTAAGTGCAGTGCATCATACAGAACATTTTTGGTTTCTATTAAAAGGTATAATATTAGTAACTACAGACGGTGAAACAGTGCAGCATATAGCGCCTTGTTATACAAAGTCTATGAAAGGTGCTAAAAGACTAATAGTAGCATCTGAAGATGTTTTATTTATAAATGTGCATAAAAATCCAACAAATACACAAGAATTAGAAGAAATCGAACAGTCATTATATTCTATGACTGTTCAAGAATACAATAAAAAAGAAAAATTATGGCAGGAATAGTAACAGCCGCTATTATTACAGGTGTAGTAGGGCTAGCGGGCATTGGTTCAACATTCATTGGTGCGCCAGATAGAATTAGAAGAAAAAAAGAGGCTGAAGGCGAATATGATGATCTTATGCAGCAATATAGCCAGCAAACATTTGTAAACCCTTATGCAAATCTTCAAAATACTATGGAAGATTTAACAGTAAATCAGCAGCAAGCGCAATTTCAAGCAGAGCAGCAAGCTCAAGGCCAAGCAAATATAATGCAAAATTTAAAAGCGCAAGCAGGCGGCAGTGGTATTGCTTCTTTAGGCCAAGCATTAGCTAACCAGCAAGCACAAGCGGCTAGACAGGCATCAATAGATATAGGAAGACAAGAAACAGCAAATCAACAAGCTGCAGCAGCGCAAGCGGGTCAGTTACAAACTTTATTTGC